GCAAAAGCAGAGTGCCAGAAGAAGTGGGCGAAGGCTGGGCTTGACTCAGTGGCGGAGACCATCATCTCTCAAGTCAACATCCTCAAGGTGACTGACCAATGGACTGGCGGGTTTGAGCCAGCACCGCTGACATACATCAACCAACGTCGCTGGGAAGACGATGCAGGCACGCCAGCCGTGGGTCGGAGGGTCATATGACGCCTGTCGAGCGTATGCTGGGTATGCTGACCAAGGTCAAGGGTCGCAATGGCTCTTGGACTGCGTGCTGTCCTGCCCACAATGACAAAGGCCCTTCACTGGCAATCCGTGAGACGGAAGACGGGCGCGTGTTGCTTCACTGCTTTGCGGGTTGCGAGACCTTGAACGTAGTGCAGGCGCTGGGCATGGACATGACCGACTTGTTCCCGCCTGACGACAAGCGACGCGAGTACCCAATCGAAGGCAAGAAGAGCATGAAGCCTGCGTTCTACGCCAGCGACTTGATGCGCATCATTTCGTTTGAGGCTTTGGTGGTATCCATCTGTGCTTACGACATGAGCCAAGGTAAGAAGTTGAGCGAAGGCGACAGAGAGCGAATGAAATTATCACAACAGCGAATTGAAGAGGCAATGAAATATGCAAATGTCTGACGTACAAAAAAGAGCGCAAGAATTAGACGCGGCTCGGAAAATCCGTATCGTCAAGCCAGACGAGGTGGACTTTGAAAAATACCTTAAAGCCAATGACGTTGCGCAGAAGGTTAAGCAAGCGAATGAGTTTTTGGATGAACTCCAAGACGAACTTGCAAACCCAGTGGTGGACAACTATCAAACCATGCCGTGGTCTAAGACTCACCAAGGCTTTCAGTACCGCGCTGGTGAGGTGACGCTGTACGCTGGCGGTAACGGTGGAGGCAAGAGCATGGTGACTGGCATGATTGCTTTAGGGCTTATCAAGCAAAAGCAAAAGGTGATGATTGCTTCGTTTGAGATGAAACCTAAGCGGACGTTATTTCGTATGCTTCGACAGTTTGCAGGTGAGAACATTGACGCGCCACGCTATGTCGACAAGAACCGCTACCTCACAAACCTGTTTGACCGCATGAGGGGTTACGCCTGCGACTACCTGTGGCTGTATGACCAGCAAGGTACTGTGACTGCACAGCAGGTCATCGCGGTGTCTCGCTACAGCGCAGTTGAGTTGGGCGTGCAACACATCTTCATTGACTCGCTGATGAAGTGCGTGTCTGGCGAGGACGACTACAACGCTCAGAAGTCTTTTGTGGATGACGCTGGCGCGTGACCACAATGTCCATGTTCACCTCATTCACCACATACGCAAGTTGCAAAGCGAAGAGGTGAAGCCAAACAAGAATGACATCAAAGGCTCAGGCTCAATCAGCGACCAAGTGGACAACGTGCTGATGGTGTGGCGCAACAAGAAAAAAGAACACGATGCACAGAATGGCGTGGTTGATGTAATGATTCCAGACGCCTACCTAATGTGCGAGAAGCAACGCAACGGTGAAGCTGAGGATTGGTACTCGCTTTGGTATCACAAAGACAGCCAGCAGTTTGTCGAGCATCACGATTCAATGCCGATGTCCTTTGACAACGGAGGAGGGTTTTGAATTATGGCAAGGAGGGCGAAGGAGAAGATGAGCATCGTCACCGTTGTCTCGTTCGGGAGGTCATCAAGATGCGCCTTAAAAATCGCGATAGCGCGTACCGCTGGTTCAATGGTTACGTTGACGAGCGTGGGAAGCGTCACAAAGGGTGGAACGAACTTCACCCCAAGTCCCGCCTTGAGGCGGATGTTAGAGAGCAGTGGTCTAAAGGTAACCGAGGTAACGAAGGAGAATGGAAATGAACTTTGAAAAAAACTTACTGTCACAGGGTCAAGCGTTTTTTACGCAAGACGAATTTAACAGAGCGTTGAGTGAAGCAAAGGCTGAAATTTTGGCAGTGGCAATTGAGACAACCAAGCAGGCTATGTTCATGGAGCGTCAAGCCTGCGCAGAAATGGCTTTTGCTTATGAGGCAAAGCTGGCTGGGAAAGAGGACGACGAGAACTTCAACTCGCCGTTAGCAAACGACATTCTTAACCGCGTGCCAGCGCAACGCCAATGATTGAAATCACCTTGCCTTGGCCTCCCACGGTCAACACTTACTGGCGCAATTTTAACGGTCGCACCATCATCAGCGCAAAGGGGCGCGAGTACCGCAAGGCGGTCGCTGACCAAGTGCTGATACAACGCGCCGCCAAGCACATCGACTACGCGGTGAAGGTGGAGATTCAAGCGTTCCGCCCTGACCGTCGTCGCCGTGATTTGGATAACTTGCTGAAGGCTTTGCTTGACTCCATGACTCACGCTGGCGTTATGCAAGACGACGCTTTGATTGAAGACTTGCGTGTGTACTGGGCAGACGAGGTTGGCGGTATGGTCAAGATAACCATAGAGGGAATTTTATGAATTGGATTTTGTCACTGGTTGTGGTGTATTTTTTATTCACGGGGGAGCCACCACTGATTGATGTATTGCACGGACACGTCATGCAATACCTTGCAGAGAAAGATAAAAAATGAAAACAGAACCAGAGTTGATTGACATCTACGCAATGTTTGCGTTGATGGCTTTGATGCAGAAGCCAAGCAAGGTGGCAAAGTCAAAGATTGATGTTGCCTACGAAGCGTATGAACAAGCGCAAGCAATGCTCGACGTGCGTGAGGACTTCGTAAACAAAAGGGGAGACTGATGGATGCATTTTTAAATGTGATTGGTTTGTTTTTTTTGTTGTCTGGGGTTGTGGCGTGGGGTGTTGGCATTTTATTGATGTGGTACTACTGGCTTTGTATGCCAAACAAGGAGGAATAAATGTTTGATTCATTTGGAGATTTCTTTTGGACGTTCATGGCAATGTCTGGATTTATGTTTTGGATTTGTCTGGTGATTTTTGTTGCAATGGTAATCAAGCGCAATCGCGCAAAAAGGAGAATGTTTTATGAGTGAAGAGAGAGACCCTCACAAGGCGGTGGACTACATCTTGAAGCACGCCGCGCTCTTTGCAAAAGCGAAGGCAGAGCGAACGTACATAGAGCAATTTCGCAAGTCCCTCAAGGGAATTCTTATGAAGCGAAGCATGGAGACCGCCATAGGTGCGCAGGAGCGCGAAGCCTACGCTCACCCTGAGATGGTCGAGTTGCTTATGGGGCTGAAGGCGGCAGTGGAAATTGAAGAGAAGCTGAAGTGGGACATAACAGCCGCAGAGTTGCGTGTCGAAATTTGGCGAACAGAACAAGCAAATAACAGAGCAGAAGGAAAGGCAACGCTATGAAAAAGATTTTTATTGCAGTGTGCGCAATAAGCGCATTGGCTGGGTGTTCATCCAACAAGGAACCGCACGTCACTGTGCAGAACCTAATCATGGACAGAAACATCCAACCGTTGAGTCGTGGTGAGCAGATTGACGCTATCAAGGACTGCCAAGAGGCTGGCTTACGCGCCCGTGTGATATACGGTAAACGCTACGTCAACGGCTACAGCGCTGAGACGGTCATCGACGTTATTTGTTCCAACAGATATGCGTTTTAATTCTTTTCAATGGGGCGTCATCCACGGCTTGTCGTGGGTGGTCTGCCTCGCTGATGGTTGGGTAATCCACAATCACGTTTTGTTTGGCACTGGTTTATTCTTTATGGTTTATTCAATGTGGAGGATGATTGTGACGGCTACACCAGAAGACGAAGAGTTTGAGCGCATAGAGCGTGAGCAGGCAAGTGGCTGGCGCAAGCGTCAGATTGTTTCGTTAAAGACCAACGTCGAGTCTTTTGACGAGTGGGAACACAGCCATCGCCCAGAACAATACTGGGTAGAGCGTCGCGCATATCTCGCGGGATTCGAGGCAGGCTCACGCAATGAGCGACTCAAAAAGGAATTGAATGACTGACAAGAAGCCAACGTGTCAGGTGTGTCGCTTGCGACCAGCCGATGTAAAAGGTAAAAACAGTAGAGGCGCTCCGCAGTGGAGATGCCAGACGTGCCACGATTTAAAAAACCGCGCAGGTTTTACGAAAGGTAAACAATGACTGAGAAGCTGAAAATTGTTTTTGCCGAAGGTTGCTTCGACAACTTTGATGGAACGCCAGAGGAACTAGCAGAGATGCTGGCTGACATCCACCAGATGGCTGAGAGCGGAACCCTGTTTGAGAATGCGCAACCCGTTGACGAGTCCGATGAAGAGTTCATCAAGTTCATGCAAGCCCAAATCCCTACACGCCAATGACCACACTCAAAGAAAAAAAGCACATGAGCGCCGTGGCTGAGTTGGGTTGCGCTGTGTGCAGGCGGATGGGGTACGAGGGAACGCCCGCTGAACTGCACCATCCAAGGCGATTAGCGGGGGGCTGGGGACGTTCTAGCCATATGGCGGTCATACCACTATGCCCAGAGCATCATAGAGGCTCTACTGGCTTGCATGGGATGGGAACCAAAGGCTTCGAGAAGCACTATGGGTACGACGAGGCTGACCTGCTCAAGGAGACGTTGGAACTGCTGGGCATTACGGTTTCCGCGTAAAGCGGTTGTTTATTTACAACAATATTAGGGTTTTCCTTAGAAATATTTTTAATAAAGTTGTTGACCGCGTTTAATTTGGCATTAAACTACCATCACTGACCAAGCAATTGTTGCAAGGCAGGTAACAACCGAAAGCGAACCATGAACAACGACATCAACTTCACATCAGTAGACACACTCGGCACACTCTTGGCTCAGATTGCCGACCTCACCAAGCAAGCCGACGCAATCAAAGACTCCATCAAAGAGTCAGCCAGCGCAGGTGGTGCAAAGGTTGTTGAGGGTGCAATCTTCAAGGCTACCTACATTGAGAGCAACCGCTCTGTGTTCGACAAGGACGCATTCATCAAAGAACACGGCGCAGACGCATACGCCAAGTTCACCAAGACATCCACTGTGTTCAGCGTCAAAGTCACATCACGTTAATCAACCAGCCCCTTCGGGGGCTAACCCAAACGAAAGCGAATCGATTATGAAAGTCTATGTTTTAAAAGAAGAGGTTGATGTAGTTGCTGTGTTCGCTACACGCGAAGCGGCATTGAAGTGCGCAGAAGAAAACGAACTGCGCAATTTTTACATTCAAGAACTTACTGTGAGGGGTTGAGCATGAAACACGCGCAGGCAGACTACATCAACGCAGGCTACAGGTACGAGAAGGCAACCAGCGCCGACAAGGCGCGTGCTGTAGCGGAGGGCATCCGCAAGATGCTTCAAGAGGAACGCATCGACGAGCAATCAGACGCACGCTACTTTGTTGAGCGCGGTCGCAAAGAGGCAAGGGAGACAGCATGAGTGACCACGTCATCACTAACAGCCTGAACGGCAAGTTTAAGTGCGAGTTCTGCGGCGCAGAAGAGGCTCCGCCTTTTATGCCTGCACCTATCAACGTCATCATTGACGCAATGGATTATTTCATCGACCAACACAAAGATTGCAAGCGACCACAAGCGGAGGCGGTTATGAGCGAATACATCAAGGGATTCAACAGCGGCTTTGATTACGTTCTCCATGAGATTGAGAATTACATCAAGCAATACCCAGACGACAGGTTTGCATTGGTTGAGTTGCTGGCGCACCTCAAGACGGAAGGTAAGCCTCAATGAGATTCATTGAGTTGTTTGCAGGCATTGGTGGCTTCCGCTTGGGGTTGGAACGGGCGGGCCACGAGTGCGTGTGGGCAAACGAATTTATGCCAAAGGCAAGGAGCATCTATGAACACAACTTCAAGCACGCCCCAGATGGACGAGACATCAGGACAGTTCACGTTGATGACATCCCCGACGCCGACCTACTCGTCGGAGGATTTCCATGCGCGACTTTTAGCGTTGCTGGTAAGCGAACAGGATTTGGAACTGAGGATACACGCGGTACTCTCTTTTTTGAAATCTGCCGCATCCTTGCTGGTAAGCGAATCCCATATCTATTCCTTGAAAATGTTAAAGGACTCCTCAACCACGACGGGGGGCGAACCTTTGGAGTTATCGTCGCAAGTCTGGATGAATTGGGGTATGACGTCCAATGGGAATGTCTTAACAGCAAAAATTTTGGAGTCCCGCAGAGTAGGGAGCGGGTATTCATTGTCGGACATCTTAGAGACCGACCCAGACCCCAAGTATTTCCTCTCGGAAGATGCTATTCAGAGGATGGTGTTCAAGACGGAGCGCAACAAGTTGCTGAACCGTGGGTTCAAGCCGCAAATCATAAAAGGTTTGCCGTCGGAACCTTACTTCACCGACTTTACGAGGGAGACACTAACAACGTCTACCTTGAGGACGGAGTATGTCGAGAGGCTTTTGAGTCTGGGCGGGGATACACCAGAGGAGGCCAGTCAGTTGGGTCTTTTCTGAGGCAGTTGACTCCGCTTGAGTGTGAACGGCTTCAGTCATTGCCAGACAACTGGACAAAGTGGTACGCCGATGGCTCAGAGGCCACGGACTCACAACGATATGAGAGGTGCGGTCGCGCCGTCACGGTCAACGTCATCTATGAAATTGCAAAGAGGTTCCCATTATGAAATCTTGGACATTTGACACGCCAGAGATTGCCAGCACGTTTGACTCTCATGTCCGTGAGCAGTTGCCTTGGTATGACATGGCGACCGACGCCGTGGTGTATATCGCACGCAATTACTTGCCTCAATTTGGGACGATAGCGGACATCGGTTCGTCAACAGGCAATATGGTTGACAAACTTATGCCTTTGACATTTGAGCGATTGGCAGACGTTATCGCGATTGAGAACAGCATTCCGATGTGCAAGGTGTTGCAAGAAAAGTATGCGAACAGCAAATGCGTTGCTGTGCAGAACGTGAACATCACCAACTCAAAGATGCCCAAGGCTGATGTGTACATCGTGTTCCTGACGTTCATGTTTATCCCTATCGAGAGCCGCAAAGCCTTAATCAACTCTATGAGAGCGAATTTAAGGCGTGGTGGGGTCATAGTAGTGGTGGACAAGGTTTGTGACCACGGCGGGTACTTTGCGACCGTCCTGAAGCGCTTGACGATGCAGTTCAAACTACAGCAGGGAGCCAAGCCAGAGGACGTGCTGACCAAAGAGATGAGTCTGGCTGGTGTGCAGATACCCCTTGACCCAGCCATTTTGGGGGAGGATGCCAAGCTGTTCTTCCGCATGGGCGAGTTCGCAGGCTGGGTAATTGAGGGTTAGGGTAAGTCCTAATAAATATTTTTAAAATAGTTGTTGGCTCGTTTAATTTCGCGTTATACTAACAGCACTGCAATGAGCAGGTAACAGCGAATTAGGAGCGAATATGAACACAGCATCAAACCCCTTCAGCGACATGGAAGACGACTTGGACTTCGGCGTACCAGCTAAGTCTTCCTCCTCTGAGGTAACTTACTTCGAGCAGGCTTGCCCTAAATGCAACGGCACTGGTCGCTACACCTTCGGTTACGTCCACGTTCGCTCTGGCGAGTGCTTTGCCTGCAAGGGTAAGGGCAAGATGTCCTTCAAGACTTCCCCAGCTACACGCGCCAAGGCAAAAGCCAGCGCACAGCGTCGCGCTACTGCTAAGGCTGACGCGCAGGCTGTCAAGGTTCAGGCGTGGAAAGAAGCCAACCCAGCCGAAGCCGCGTGGATGGAAGCCAGCGCACCAC